AGATCACGGGTCCCTGTCCAGGATTCCAGACGTACTCAGCAATAGATGGTTCTAAATTAACGGAGGTGATTAGTTTCGACTGTGCACTAGTGGGCCGTACGAACATGACAAATACGTTCAGAGGCGCCGCAAACCTAATTGCAGGGGGGAGCATAACAGGCACTTCTTCAGTCACTACTTTTTTTGCCTGCTGGCACGGCTGCTCAAGCATGACTCAGCCACCGGATACTTCGAGCTGGGACACTTCTTCAGTCACTGACTTTGCCGCTTGCTGGGGCGGCTGCTCAAGCATGACTCAGCCACCGGATACTTCGAGCTGGGACACTTCTTCAGTCACTACGTTTCGTGGCTGCTGGAACGGCTGCTCAAGCATGACTCAGCCACCGGATACTTCGAGCTGGGACACTTCTTCAGTCACTGACTTTACCAATTGCTGGAACGGCTGCTCATTCCGCTCTCACGATTACGACAGGCTACTAAATCAATTGCTCGCATCGTCACCACGGTCTGGAGTTCCGATGCACGGAGGCTCGTCGAAATACACGTACCAAGGTAAACCTAGCCGTGACGCACTACTAGCAATTGGATGGAATATCTCAGACAACGGGATTGATCCAAATTGGCCAGACCCACGATTCACCGGCATCGGCAGACAACGGAGACTCGGTACATGATTACCCCAGGACAATCAATGTCGGTTTCCGAGACGGTCTACAAGGATGGCGTGCCAGCAGCACCGACTTCCATCACAGCAATACTCTATCGAGTCATCGCAGGTGTGCGGTCTGCAAGTGGCGTGAGCGTCACTGTATCGGCTACGGCCAATAGTGGCGAATATTCTTTTGTTTGGACGAATGGAGCCGGGTGGGCACGGACTGACGAACTGGAGCTAAAAGCTATTCCGGTGATTGACGGCGTGAGTTATCCGGCAGTCATCTGGCGTAGTCATGGCGGAGTTGATACAGTGATGCGAGGCACGGACAACGGAGCACTCGCGACAACGGCGGCTACCATCGCTAACGGCATCACGACGCTGCTCAGCCGGATCACTGCATTGATTGTAACGCGAGCCGAAGCGACCGCAGACAAGGAAGATGTGCTTTCCGCACTAGGCAATGTGCCTAGTGTGGAAGAGATCAGCAATCGCATCGAGCGAGAAAATGGGTCGTTGGATGCCGTGCCGAAGTATGGAGACACGGTTCAACGGGACAAGGTCACGGCCTCCGCCGATCAACTCAATGAGACAATCACCAAAGTGACGAGCTAATGACCTACGCAACGGAATACTATGGTGAGGGGGTATTGACGGAAGGAAGCGTCACACGTTCGGAACTATACCGGCTATTCGGCGAAGTCAACGTCCGGCGGTGGGCAGACATGGACGCCGAAGGTGAGAACGCCGAAACGATCAACACCCGGATCGATCACGCTATCGCGGTCGCTACTGAGTACGTGCTTGGATCACTGAGCCGAAAGGTCAACACTGAATCGGCTTTATCGTCCCTGGTGGTGCGTGATGTTATCGCCCGGTTCGCGGGTCTGAGCGTACACGATGCTCGCGGGTTTGATGACACCGACGACGGCAAGGTGGACCCAATGCAAAAGCACCGCAAGCTGGCAGCGGAGCGGCTCAAGTCGATTCAATGCGGTAACTTTGAATCGTCGCTCATGCCTCGCATCGGCGGTAACGTGCCGGGTGTGTTCCGTGAGGATGAGGACGACTGGCGTGTCATTCGATAAAGACAGCCGCGAAGTCTTGCGGCTTGGCCGGATCGAAGTGAAGGCCGCCGTGGCTCAGCTACTACGCCGGGCGATGCGTGCGTACACGACCGGACAAGTCAACAACTTCGGGGCGGACGTTTTCGCCGCTCAGATGCAGCGTTCGGTTATGCGTGGGGCAATTGTGTCTCACTTGCTGGGTGTTCGCTCAGTCATGGCATCCGTCCAAGTGAAGCGGAACCGACAGCTACGCCTATCGTTCGATGAGTTGCTCAGCGTTCTACAATTGCAGCTCGATATGGACGTGACTGAGCTGGAGCAGACCTATGAAACGGACGTCCTCAGGGTCGTCAAGTCAACGACCGACCGCGTCGAACGATCGCTCCGCGAAACGCTCACGGGCCTAATTGAGAACAGGGTCCGACCGACTGAGGCACGCGAGCAATTCCGGCAAGCCGTCAACGACTTGGGGCTGCACGACGTTTCAACGCATCAAGTGGACGCCATCTTCAACACGCAGGCGGCAATCAGCTACCACGCGGGGCAATGGAACGGCTACCAAACGCCCGAAGTCGATGAGATCCTTTGGGGTTACAAATACGTCAGCGTAGGCGATAGCCGTGTGCGACCCGATCACGTGGCGATGGATGGCACGACGCTACCAAAAGACCACCCGTTCTGGGCGACGAATTGGCCGCCCAACGGGTGGAATTGTCGATGCGTCATCATCCCCATCTTTGAGGACCGGGAGCCGGTCCAGCCCAAGGAAGTCAAAGAGGGCGACGACCCGCCCCGCCCCGCTGGACCAGATGCAGGCTTCAACCTAAACCCTGGTGAGGTGTTCAACACAAGCAGCCCTCCGAAGCCGAAGGTATCACCCAACACGCCCGCAAAGGGTGCTGGTCAAAAGGGTGAAGGCAAGCCCAAGACGGAGCCGGACGCGAAGCCAACCATCGAGAAGAAACTACGCCCGCAAGTTGTCGCCGACATCGCGACGCGGCCAAAGCGTAGCGGTGTGCTGGTGCTGAAACCCGAAGAGCGTGAGGCGTTAGCGGCTGAGATCAAGAACAGTAAAGCCGTCAAGCGTGCCACCTTTTATATGGGTGCCGCGTTGGTTAGCATTATCGGTTGGGAGTTGGGGAAGAGTTTGAAGAAAGGTCAACCGATTCAGATCGACGACCCGCACATCGGTACGCCCGTCTTGGGTGATGCGATAGGTGAGATCAACCTCCCCGAAGTCATCGTCCGGCTACGAACGCGAGCCGGTGACGTTGTTCTGCCGATGGAAGACGGACGGGTGATTTATCCGCCGGGTGCCCGGTATAGAATCATCGATCGACGCTACGCCCGTGTGCGTGGCCGTCGTGTTCTCACGCTCACCGTTGAACGTATCAAATAGCCTAAGGGTACACCTGGATCATGGACCTACTTTACGAACAACCGCCGGAGTGTGACGGCCTGAGCCTATCCACTTTGCCGAAGGCGACGCACCGCAAGCAGCTAATGTATTGCGGCAAGTTCACCAAACGCGAAGGCGGCAAGATTCTACGCTTTGCGGTTGATCCGAAAGTGCTGGACCATTGGTCGCGAACGGGGAACGAAATGATTGCCGCCGGTGTCGGTATTCCGATGCCAAAGGGGCACACCGAAGATCCCGAAGCGAAGCGTGGCGAAGTCGTCCAGTTTGAACGCGGCTACGATTCCAAGGGTCGCGATGCCCTGTTCGCTCACTTCAACTTCAAAGATCAAAAGGCCACCGAAGATTTGAAGGCTTCGGACGTGTCAATCTTTGTGCCCGATGAGTGGACAGGCACCGACGAAAAGCGGTACAAGTATCCCATTCGACACGTGGCGTTCACGGACTACCCGGTCATTCCGGGGCTAGATCCAAGTGAATCCATCGCCGCATCCTACGAACCTGAAACCCCAAAGCCGGAGACAGACATGGCCTTACGCGACTACGCCAAGAAACTAGGTTTGACCGTCGCCGATAACGCGACGGATGACCAAGTGCAAACGCAGATCGAAGCCTACCACGACGACGCCTTGACGAAAGCGAAGAGCGAGGCGACGCCCGCAGACCCCCTTAAGAAACCGGACACACCGGCGGCCCCGGCGGTCGATGAGAAGAACCAGCCCGCACCTCTTGCCGCTGGATTCGTGACGATGGCCGTCCGCAACCGTGAGGGCGACATTGAAGGGCTTGTCCAGCGTGGCAAGATCACACCAGCAGCCGCCAAGGCGTTGAAAGAGAAGTACGCGAGCAAGGAAAAGGTCGGGCTCGCCCTGAGCAACGACGGCACCTTCACCGATCAGTTTGACGGCGTGCTGGAAGCCCTGGAGCTTAACCAAGCCATCGCACTGAGCGAAACGACCGGCGGACAGACGCGGGACAAGTTGCCCACGGTTGCCGATGATGAGAATGCCCTCACCAAGAACGCCAAGAAACGAGCCGAAGCCGCGAAGCGGTAAGCCGCTAAGCCTTGCGGTCGATCGACCCTTACCCCTGAACCCCTGCCGAACCTTCGGAGATCGAAATGGCGACCACCTTAGAATCCCTGCCCGTGTTGGGCGACCTCATCAAGATGGAACTGGACCACCGGTATTGCCGGGTTGGCGTGAAGCCCGCTCAGTTGACCGCTGCCAAAGATCCACCGCCCGTCAGCGTGCTGGGCTTCCCGGTTGCCATTGCGGCCGACGGAAGCATGACTGTCTTGCAAGCAGCCGAAGAGGCACAATGCAATGGACTGGTTTTGGATCAACGCCGCGTACAAGAAACCGCGTGGGCTGAGTTCATCACTCGCGTCCGTGGGATCGCTGTGCTGAACCAAGGCCCTGCAATCGTCAACCGGGCAGCCTTGCCCACACTTGACCACGCTTCGGCGGTGTTCAATGTTGATGCTATCGTGGCCGCGTTGGCCGTCGTTGGCATCAAGGTCATTGACGAACACACGCAGCAAAACATCCAAACCACCTAAGCCGTAGCGTTTCGGTTTTTCAAACTTCCGCCGTTTGCACCAGCGGCACACCTTACCGATTAAGGATTATTCAGGATGCTAGACATCTTCAACCGGGACATCTTCGGCGTGGTGTCGCTGACGGAGGCAATCAACTTACTGCCTTACAAGCCTGCCCGTATCGGGCAGCTCGGGCTGTTCACACCTAAGCCCGTCCGCACCACTTCGGTTCATATCGAAGAGCGGAACGGCAAGTTGTCGCTGTTGCAAACATCCCCACGCGGAACGACGGGTAACACGAACAGCCGACGCAAGCGACGGGTCCGCACGTTCGGCATTCCCCACATCGCGGTGGAGG